AAAGATAGTAAGCTAAGTAGGGTAGGTGTATCAGGATATAACAAACCTAAACGTACACCTAATCATCCTACAAAGTCTCATGTGGTTGTAGCCAAGGAAGGCGACAAAACTAAGACCATCAGGTTTGGTCAACAAGGAGTAAGTGGTGCAGGTAAGAGTCCTAAGACTGCTGCACAGAAAGCTAGGAAGAAGTCGTTCAAGGCTAGACACGCCAAGAACATTAGTAAAGGTAAGATGAGTGCAGCCTATTGGGCTGATAAAGTTAAATGGTAATAGGAGGAAATAATTATGCCAATGGTAAAAGGTAAGAAGTACCCATATACAGCAGCAGGTAAGAAAGCTGCAAAGAAAGCTGCTAAAAAAGGTACTACTAAAAAACGTAAATAAATTTAAAGGTAATATATCATGAAAAAACTTTTAGTTAATATGAGATATTGGATGGCTCCACTACTAATCATTGTTACTGTGCTTAGTATTGTAATGGGTGGTGCTTTTGTATGGGTTGGTGTTGCATTGTTTGGTGTTGGTATTATTCTTGATACTGCAACAATGAATATAAACCCACCGGGTGCAGGCTTTGATGAGAGTGGTGATACAATGGGTATGCCAGCACTTCAAAACGCTGTGATGTACGTAATGCTTCCTGTATTTGCTCTATTGCAAGTAGTGTTAGCATGGCGTGTAATGCAGTACGTTGATGCTGTACCCCTAGAAATGACTACAATGCTAGGTCTACCTGTACAGATGGGTATCACAGGTGTAGAACTTGTTGGTGCGGCTATCTCTACTGGTATCTTCGCAGGTATCGGTATCATCTACGGTCATGAGTTATCTCATACTAAAGGTTTCGCCTTCGTTATCTCTCGTCTTATGATGGGTTTGAGTGGTTCATCTCACTTTACGTATGCTCACGTGTACAACCATCACTTAGAGTTAGCACATGAAGATGACCCTGCTACGTCTCCTCGTGGTCGTTCTATCTACCGTCACTTCTGGTTGTCTCACATGGGTCAATCTAAATTCTTATACGGTATGGAACGTACACGGTTAGCTAAACTAGGTAAACGTTTTGTAAGCCTAGATAATCGTTGGATTAAAGGTTATCTAATGAGCCTACCTACTATGTTATTATTCGCATGGGCTGGTGGTTTAGTTGGTATCGCTGCTATGTTCTTAGTATGGACAATCTCTAACTTTGAGTTAGAAGCATTGAACTACATGGAACATTACGGTCTTATCCGTGAGAAAGGTCAACCTATTGACTACCGTCATTCTTGGGATAACGCTAACTTATTCTCTGCTTGGTTCTTTATAGAGATAGGTAGACAAGGTGACCATCATGACCGTGGTGAAACACACTTCTGGGAATTAGATGAAGTGGGTTCTCCTAATGCACGTTGTGGTTACTTTACTGAGTTTGTCGTAGCACTGTTCCCACCCCTATATCATGCTATGATGAAGAAGAAGTTAGCTACTTGGGACAGAGACTTCGCTACTGAAGGTGAGTTACAAATCGCTGCTAAGATTAACGAGCAAGCAGGTTATACAATGCCTGAAGGTCACAACTCTTATAAGGCAATCTAACTATGGCGGCTAAGAAGTCTACAGTAAATAAAGCAGGTAACTACACTAAGCCTACTATGCGTAAGAACTTATTCAACAAGATTAAGTCAGGTTCTAAAGGTGGTAAGGCTGGTCAATGGTCTGCTCGGAAGGCTCAGATGTTAGCTAAGGAATACAAAGCTAAAGGTGGGGGTTATAAATAATATGGCTCTCAAGAAATCACAGAAGAGTTTGAAGAAGTGGACTAAGCAGGACTGGGGTACAAAGTCAGGGAAGCCTAGTACCCAGGGTAGTAAAGCAACAGGTGAACGATACCTACCTAAGAAAGCTAGAGAAGCTCTCACTAAGAAAGAGTATGCTGCGACTAGTGCTAAGAAGCGCAAGGACACAAAGGCAGGTAAGCAAGTATCTAAGCAACCAAAGAAGGTAGCTAAGAAAACTGCAAGACATCGTAAGTAATACACACCTACAAAAAAGCCCCCAAGGATATTTTCCAAGGGGGCTTCTTTTTGCCTATAGTTTAGTGAACCTTTTCTTTTGTACCTAACATTGCACCTACCTGAGATTCTAAAGTATTAACTAACTCTCTCAGTTCAAGATAGTTCTTAGCCCAGCGTACTGGGTCTGCCTCCATTGCATTAGCTAGGTCGTTTACATCTTTATCTAACATACTCTACCCCTCACAAGCTACACACTCACCAGTTGAACCACGAACCCCTGCTTCACTACGTATGTAGTACAGGGACTTAATATACTTATCTTTAAACGCCAGCTTATGCACTCTACTAATCTCCTCTTCTGGAGCATCTGCTGGGAAGAATAGGTTTAGGCTTTGTGCTTGACATATAAACTTCTGTCTTACACTAGCTAACCTAATCAATACCTCTTGGTTAATCTCAAAGGAAGTCTTGAACACTACCTTCTCTTCATCAGTTAACCAGTCTACTAACTGTACTGAACCATTGTCTGCAATAATAGCATTGATGTTATCATCGTTATAAACACCCTTGCTTCTCATCAAGTCTACTAACACAGGGTTGATACGGTTAATCTCTCCTGCTGGGCTACCCTGTACAAACACATTCTTATATACAGGCTCAATACCTTGACTAACACCACCACAAATAAGTGCACTAGAACTGTTAGGAGCGATGGCTAGGAGGTGTGTATTACGTACCCCTGTACCCTTACACCACTTAGGCTCTCCCTTCGTCTTAGCGAGCCACTCAGAGCCTCTCTTAGCCTCCTTCTGAATGTCTCTAAAGATAGTAGAGTTTAGCATATGTGCTTCCATAGATTCAATATCAATCATGTTCTGTTGTAGGTAGCTGTGGAAACCTAGTGTACCTAGACCCAAAGCCCTACCACTCTCTGTAAAGCGCACTGCTTTCTCTAACCCTTTAATACCTCTACCCATCTGGATAAACTCTTCGGCTACACAGTCTAAGAATACAATAGCATTTTGTACTGCGTCTGTATCTTTCCACTCATCATACTTGGCTAGGTTCATAGAACTGAGTACACACGTAAAGGTATGGAACTCATCAGCAGGTAGGGTTATCTCTGTACATAGGTTAGAAGCCTTTACAGTTAAACCATGAGTCTTGTACGCCTCTGGATTAGCCCTGTTCATTCTATCTATAAATACAAAGTAACCTTTACCTGTAACCATCTTAACTTTGAGAGCACGTTGGTATCGACTAACAGCTTCTTCATCGCCTGCTTCTAGTTGCTTGATGAACTTATCTGTCACTAGCCAACCAATGTTACAATCATCTGGGTTGTTTAATGTATGTGCTGCTACTTCCCAGAAGTCTGTATGCTCTAGTTCGATGTACCCCGCCCATGCGCCTCGTCGTGTATTTCCTTGCGACACATCTCTGCTAAGCTGGATATAGTCTCTAAGGACTGGCAATACCCCAGAAGCATTACCTCCTGAACTGATGGAATCTCCTCTGCCTCTAATTGCGCCAAGATAAGATGAAGTTCCAAAACCGTTTTTTGTAAGTATTGCAGTTTCTTTTTGTGATTCGTAAAATTCATATACACTATCTCCCACGTAGTTACCTGAACAACTAACTGGGCATCCTCTGTTTGTGCCCATGTTAGCTAAGACTGGTGTAGAACAAGCTAGGTGTCCAGACCAGAGCAGGTTAAAGAATACTCTATCCCAATGGTCTTTGTCAACCCCCATATGTTTAGCTGCTGTACTACTAATACGTTTATAAATACTATATAAGTCTGGGTACTCCTCTGTTGTGTACTTCTCTTTAAGTAACTGCCAAGCAGAAGTACTATACCATTGTGGTAGCTTACCTGTAGCTTGTAGTTGCTTTCGTTCTGCGCTTAGTTCTTCGTATATGCTTTTCATATTACCATGCAAACCTTGTCTCTTGCCAATCCCTATTATAACTGTTCCCCTGTTTATGGAAGAAGTCATGTAGTTGTGGCGTATTAATGTTTTTATAGAACCACTTGGAGATAGGGTCATAGTCTACCTCATATAGTGGGTCTAGCTTTAGTTGCTCAAGACAAAGGTTTAACCTAGCCTGAATAAAGTTCTTCATCTGTAAGTCTGTGATACCTTTAATCTCTCCCTTCTCGAATATCATATCAATGATACGGGACTCATGCTCATAGATTTTACCACAGGTCTTATAGATTTTCTTATCTAGTTCTTTGTTGTCTAACTGTTCACTCTCTTCTCTTAGTGTATTGAATAACCAGGCACCTGCTAGGCTGTGTAGGTTCTCATCCCTTACACTAAAGTTAATACCTGCTGCCATGTTTACTAACTTGTTCTTACCCTCAGCTTGGAAGTGCTTTAGAAAGGCGAAGTTAGAATACAGTACAGCACCCTCTACAATAGAACCAACAGCCAGTGAAGCTAACATATCATCACCATCGAACTGTCTATCTAGCCAGTCCATACGCCCACGTAAGGTCTTATCTTCCACGTAGCTGTTGTAGAACTCCTCCGTGTTTAGGTTCAGCACCTCGTTAATCTTGTTGTAGAAAGGTGCGTGTACGTTCAGTTCAAACATACCAAACACAGAAGCCATACGCTGTATCTCTGGTCGTCTAAACTTCTTACGAATAAAGTCTAGCCAGTAGTCATTACCTACGTGTGTTTCATACAAGGTAAATAGTTTTAGCACAGTAACTACCCCGTGCATTTCTGCCTCTGTTAGATTGTTGTGTAGGTCGTGCAAGTCCTTATCCATACCAATCTCTTTAGCAGTCCAAAATATATCCTCCTGCAACTCTGCAAACTGCTCTGCCTGTGGATATGCAATAACGTAAGCCTCTTGTTTGTCTGTAATCATTTACCCTTCCTTTACAAATATGCCATCTATCATCTGACCCCTACGGTCTTTGATATCATTATACGCGTGTTCTAAACATTCATCAATAGATAATTTATGTCTCTCTGCTATGTTGATTAACACTACAATAATATCACCAATATCATCAATAGGACTTTGCCCTGTAGATAATGAGTCTACTAACTCAGTTACCTCTTCGATTAACTTCTTTACTTGTGCTTGGTCATTAGAGCCATTGATTAAGTTCCTTGCATAATGCCAGTTAGTTATCTTCTTAATAGTAAACGTAGCCTTTGGGTTTTCATTATTCGTCATTCCAATCTTCCTCTTCCATCATCTGTACTACCTCTATCTTATACACAAGTGCGTAGCCAATAATCCACTGTACTAAGAATGCGTGTTCGTATGCTTTATACTTAGGGTTAAATATATCATCGTACTCTACGTAAGTTACAAACCCTATAAACGGTAGCCAGAAGCCAAATAGGTTCTTACCAAACAACTTAATAGGGTTGTTAGTATTCATATTACTTACTCCAGTTTTCTAACAACTTCTCAAGATAGTGGATAGCTTTCTTAATATCTTCTTCTCTACTACCTTTGGTTCTTAGCAAATACTTAAGTGCATTACCCTCGTAGAAGTCTAAATGATAAGCATCAATAATATCCCAAGGTTGTATTAGGTGTTTCTTATAATGATCTCCACCTACCTGTTTGTCTGATGCTCTCTCTTCATAGTGTAACCCATCATTGCCGTTCTGCCCAATAATATCTATTCTACTTGTAGCCTTACCACAAACACCCTTATTGATTAGGTCATATCTACCTAACTCTGCAAACTTATCCTCATCACTGTTCATACTTACTTCCTCTCTAAAAACCTGTTTAAAAACTTAGTTTGCTCCTCAGTGAAGTCTAATGCTGTGGGGTCTTCACTATAAATACGTCCAAGTATTGTATGCTTCATAGCCTCCTCATTATCTTGATAAGGCGTTCCCTTAAACTGTCCTATTTGTGATGGGGTTAATTCAAAGTCTAACTTGGGTTTTTTAATCCTTAGTAACAACCTTAGTGCCTCATTCTTAGCTACAGCACCTTGATTAACCTCGCCACTTGAATAGGGATTAAGTATTATAGAGTTATCTTCTGCCGCCATACCACCAACATGGGGGTTCTGTTTAAAGTAAGCATCCTCGCCAGAGTACAACTTCTCCCTAATAGGAAAGCCCAATAAATCTTTAGTTTCCATCTTTTTAAGTTGACTTAAATCATTATTCATACTTACCTCTCAAATATTCTAAGCTAATAGGCATCTCATCAAAGCTACCATTATTAACTTCGTTTAACATCCAAATACCTTTCCAACTACCATTACCCTGACTACCTAAGTAAGCCTCGTCATGTTGATAAAAGATACCAGCAAAGATACCAGTCAATGCAGTACCATCACCACGCTTACTAAAGGCTATGTCCCTGTCTTGTACATGACCCATTACACAACTCATGTGCTTCTTGGTAAGCATAGCCCTAGCACTTGATACTGGTCTGCCCATAACACCACTGGTAAAGAAGTGGCAGAAGCCAACACCCTCAATAATTACTGGCTCTTTGTAGTCGATAACTTCCCAGTCACTTAGGTTTAAATCCTGGTAACCAATAACATCTTCTAGCACTGCATCACATTCCACTGCACGCTCTATACGTTCTTCATGGTTGCCCATTGTAAACACCATACGTGGTTGCCACAACTTCTTCTTATTGCGCTTCAACCTTTTCATCTCTTTCTTGATAGGCTCTAAGAATAAGTCCATAGCTAAGTTGCCAGAGTCAACATCATCTTTGTATCGTCTACCCTCAAAAGACTTCTTACCCTTATCATAGTGAGACAGGCTAGGCATATCCCAATGGTCTCCAAGGTGTACGATAACATCTGGTTTCTTCTCTGCTATGTACTTACCTGCATACAACAAGTGTTCCATAGGTACATCTTTCTTCATCTGTGTATCGGGTATTACTACTATCTTAGTCATAATCAAAATCCTCTAAGTAGTCTAGGAAAGCATCCTTATGAGCCTCCACCAAGTCGTTGTTAAAGTCTAACTCAAGTTCATTATACTCTTCGTCTGTTAC